AGACTCTCCAGATCAGCATAAACAAAGTCATTTGTTATATCTGACAGAGGGTCCGTGGGCAGGTAATATGGTGGCACTACCAAATAACCGGGTAAGAGCCACTTCGCCCGCGTTATGGAACACAGGAGACGGTGCGCCTGACTTTACGCCCAGCCAATACACACATACGGCGGAGGGGCATAGTAGTTATACAGACCCAAACATAACGTTTGATAATCTGTATTCAGAGGGAGTTGATGTAGATGGCCTTGAAAAATAAAAGTTCAAAACCGCGTGTACGGGGATATTCTACCGGTGGAAGTGCTTATACAGGTCGTGTTGGCGGCGAAAATTTAGGGGATTTGCGTATAGGTGAACCCTTAGGTAATCAAAAAATTGTTCCCGGTTACGAGGGGCCTAGACAAGAAGGTGATTTTGAAGTTTTAAATAAAAAGCGTCGAGAAGAAGAAAGGCGAGAAGTATTTGGCGCGGCAAGAAAATTACCCGGAAAAAAAGGTCCACAGCAATCTAAAAAAGTACGAGATGCGCTGAAAAAAAGGTCTAAAAAATGACTACGTCAGGTTCAACAGACTTTGAGTTAGATGTAAGCGATTACATCGAAGAGGCTTATGAACGCTGTGGGCTAGAGGTCCGCACCGGTTATGACCTTAAAACTGCAAAAAGGTCGTTGAACTTGATGTTGGCTGATTGGGCAAACCGGGGTTTGAATCAATGGACTATTGACCAAACAACGGTTTCTCTCACGGAGGGCACTGCTGAATATACGCTTGGAGCGTCTACTATTGATGTGTTGGACGCTGTCATACGAAGAAGTGACACCGATTTTGCGCTGGAAAGGATTAGTAGGGGTGATTACATCAATATACCTACCAAAACTACCAAAGCTCGACCTTCTCAGTTTTTTGTAGACCGGCAAATAAATCCTGTTTTGAAGCTGTGGCCTGTGCCCGAAAACAGTACCGATACGGTGATTATTGACAAGCTTGTTCGCATGGACGATGCCGATACGTTTACAAACACTATGGACCTACCTTTCCGGTTTTATCCGTGTTTGGCGGCAGGATTAGCTTATTACTTGGCTATGAAACGAGCCCCAGAAAGGGTTCAACTGTTAAAAGCCGTGTATGAAGAAGAGTTTGACCGGGCGGCTTCTGAGGATAGGGATAGGTCTTCTTTCAACATACAGCCTTCAATGGCCTATTCAAGGGTGCTGTGATGGCTAGATTTGCTAACGGAAAGTTTGCTTACGGAATATCAGATCGTTCCGGGTTTCGTTACAAGCTCAACGAAATGAAACGTGAATGGACCGGCATGTTGGTTGGTCCGGACGAATATGAGCCAAAGCAGCCACAATTAGAGCCCCGCAGGAAGGCTGTTGATCCGCAGGCTCTTTTGAATCCTAGACCGCAGCCCGAAAACCCAACCAGTGCTTTTTTAGTCAAAACAACGAACAGTATTCGTTATCTGGGAAATGGTAATTGGGCTACAGCTGGGGTGGCGCAACTACCCTCTGAATTGACAAATACGGATGCCCTGGAGGGTTCCGTAGGGTCTGTTACGGTGACAACGACATGAGCTTCACTTACGCAGAATTAAAGCAGGCCATAAAAGACTATACGGAAAACGATGAAACGACGTTTACCAACAATATTCCTGTTTTTATTCGGAATGCAGAAGAGCGGATTCTCAAAAATGTGCAGCTTTCTGAGTTTCGTAAAAACGTTACGGGTAGCTCAACCACCTCAAACAAATTTTTAGATTGCCCATCTGACTTTTTAGCGCCTTTTTCATTGTCTTTTGAAGTTTCCTCATCAAAAGTTTTTGTCGAGTACAAAGACGTTAACTTCTTACAAACGTTTCATCCTGATGCTAGTTCGACGGGAACGCCCAGATATTATGGGTTATTTGACAGTAGTAATTTTATTCTAGCTCCAACACCAGATGCGGCACTTGTTGCAGAGTTACACTATTTTTACCGCCCTGCCAGCTTGACCAGCTTGAGCGACACAAGTCAGTCGTGGCTTAGTGAAAACGCCCCTCTGGCGCTGTTATATGGCAGTTTGCTAGAGGCTTATACCTTTATGAAAGGTGAGCAAGATGTTTTGGGTTTGTACGCTTCTCAGCTACAAAATGCACTAATTGCTCTAAAACAATTTGGAGAGGCTAAAGAGGTAACCGACCAATATATGACGGGCTTGGTTATAAGACCTAAACAATGAACTTTGAAGGGGTTACACTATCACCGGGCATAGTTGAAGTTCAGACTACCCAACATCGTGGCTTCACTCCTGAAGAGGTTGCTGAACGGTGCTTAGACAAGCTTCTCAACATTTCTGATACGGCACCCCCCGCTATTAGAGATCAAGCAATAGCTTATAAGGAGCATATGAGAGCGGTTCTTGTCTTTTATATGAAAGAAGCCGTTCAAAGTGACAGAACTACTGTTAACAACGCTTTGCTTGATGCAGGGCACAAAGACTTGGCTGAACTTATCAGGAGATTATGACATGGCCTTTTCAGGAAACTTCATGTGTACGTCTTTTAAGCAGGAATTGCTCCAGGCGAAACACGATTTTACAAATAGCTCTGGCGACACATATAAGCTGGCGATGTACACCAACTCCGCTAGTTTTAATGCGGCGACCACGGCGTATACGACTAGTAACGAGATCAGCGGCACAGGCTACTCAGCAGGCGGCGGAACACTGACTAATGTGACTCCGACCACCTCGGGAACTACGGCCTTGACCGACTTTGCCGACCTCACGTTCTCCAGCAGCACACTGACGGCGCGTGGAGCCTTGATTTACAACACTACGGCAGGCAGTGGCAGTGGAACCACAAATACCGTCCTTGTATTGGATTTTGGCGCTGACAAATCATCAAGCTCTGGTGACTTTACCATTGTGTTCCCAACTGCTGACGCATCTAACGCTATTATTCGGATTGCATAATCATGGCCTTGGTCGTTGCTGATCGCGTAAAAGAAACCACCACATCGACAGGTACAGGCGCGATTTCGCTTGCGGGTGCAGAACCCAACTTCCGCACCTTTTCGTCTGTCCTGTCGGATGCGGATACCACTTACTACGCCATCATTGATGACAACAACCTCGCCTTTGAGGTTGGTCTAGGCACCTATGCAAGTAGCGGCAACACGATAACCCGCACCACGGTTCTGGCTAGTTCCAATAGCAACAATGCCGTGAACTTTAGTGCGGGAACCAAAGATGTTTTTATAACCTACCCTGCGGATAAGTCTGTAAACAGGGATGCTTCGGGTAATGTGTCTGTTAGTGGCGCTGTCACAGCCACTCAGTTGGATTTAACAGCGCAGGGTGACCTGCGGCTACAGGATTCCTCTGGCGGTCAGTATGTCGCTTTGCAAGCCGCCGCCACAGTTGGCTCTAGTTTTACTCTTACCCTTCCCACAGCAGATGGCAGTGCTGATGAGTTTTTAAAGACGGACGGTTCCGGCAACCTTAGTTTTGGTGCGGCTGGAGGCGGCTTTACTTCAATGCAAGTGTTTACATCTTCTGGCACATATACAAAGCCGTCTGGAATTTCAAAGGTAAGAGTTTATGTTACAGGTGGAGGCGGTGGAGGCGGTGGCTCTAGTACTGCTAATCACGGCGGGGCTGGTGGAGGTGCGGGTGGAACAAGCGTAAAGGTTGTTGATGTAAGCTCTATTAGCACTGTTGCAGTTACGATAGGTTCTGGAGGTTCTGCGGGTAGCGGTGCAGATGGCTCCAGCGGAGGAAACTCTAGCTTTGGGTCTTATGGAACCGGGAACGGAGGTTCCGGGGGTGATGGTGGCGCTGAAAGTTTTGGTTATGCCGGAGGAACCGGCGGCACGGCAAGTGCTGGAGATTACAACATAACCGGAGGCGATGGAGGCTCGACGCCAGCGGCTAATTATAGTGGAGGAACTGGAGGTTCATCGTTTTATGGAGGCGGGGGCCGTGGCGGGGCTAGATTTGCATCCAGCGCGGAAGCAGGCAAAGCATACGGTTCAGGCGGGGGCGGTAATTATTCTTCTGGCGCTGATGGAAAAGCCGGAATAATTGTCGTTGAGGAGTACGCATAATGAAAGCGCACCTTATTGCTGATGGAAAGGTCGTCAACACCATAGAAGTAGAGTCTTTGGATTTTATGCCAAACCTTGTCGAAGCTACTGAAGGCGGCATTGGGTGGTCTTATGCAGACGGCGCGTTTGTGCCGCCTACTGACAATAAAACAGATGAAGAAAAAGCAGAGATTTTGCGATCTAAGCGAAACACTTTGCTTTTTGAGACAGATCATTACGGCCTTTCAGACAACACAATG